TGCCTTTGCTTTCTTGATTGGTGCCTGAGTTCCTACAGGTCCGAAGATGTATGCCTTGACTGTAAAGTTCATAGTGATCAAAGTAATCTTCTTCTCATCAAAAGATCCTTCATAGTCATCACTGTAGTTGAGACTATTCAATATGATAGGGACATCTCTGAAGTCTGCCATATCCTCAACCAACTTAAGTGTCATGGTATATGATGGTTGGAAGACAGGAACAATTTGTTCTACTATTTCTAATGCTTCGTCGTTTGTTTTAGATATTATATTTAATTCAAAATCAATATTATAAGGAACAGGTGTGAACTGTTTCTTGACTGCGTTTGCTGTATTTGCTTTTAATGTAAGTGTTGTTGGTGCAAGTTTTCTGGCACTGTCATATGAAATACCCGTCATCTCGAAAGATAAACGGGGAACTGTGATAGCAACCTTCTGGTTGAGATCTGCTTGTTGTTCTAATCTTGCTAAAAATTTCTGTCGAGGACCGTATGCTAGAGGAACTTTCATCCTACTATAAACAGAACCGTCCTTGTTCTCTTTTCTACATTCTATGTTATTAAACAGGGTGCCGAATCCAATGACACACTTTCTAATAATTTTGTTATACGTGTATGCACCTAACATTATACTAATCCGAATGGGTTGCCTTCACTAAAGTCAATAATATCGTCACCAATAGTTTCAAAGGTCACGCTCTCTGAATATTTAGGATCAGCAGTTGCTTGCTCATCTCTATTATCCAGAACTATCTGTGCTCCAGACTCTGATCCTACAATTAATTCACCTACTAAGAATGTTCCAGTTGGTGTCTTAAGTTTTACAAATCCCTCTTGTGCATTCCATTCTACAAGGTTTGCAGTTGCACCAGTTGATGCACCCGTAACTGTTTCTGGAACTGTAAAGGCACCTGTAATTCCTGCAGGAGCAGCAGTGAACGATGCAGTTGCAGATGTGTATCCGCTTCCACCGTTAGTAATATCTATAAGTCTTACACTCTTGTAACCCGAACCACCACTCAAAATATTGATTGCAGTCAATGTCCCGTTGGTAAAAGTAGGAACTAAAGTTGCTGCTACACCACCACTATCAGGTGCTGATACATTCAACGTTGCTCTGTCCTCATCATATCCTGCACCACCATCTACTATGTTGACAGATCTTATCTGACCTTCTTTTACCACTGTTCTAATGACAGCAGATTTAGTTGGTGATCCACCACTTACAGTTATGTTTACCATAAATGCCTCTGCGGTTGCACCTGTGCCATCGCCAGCTATTGTAATAGCAGGAGTTTCATTATACTTACTACCATTGTCACTAATAAAGATATTAGTAACTGCACCGTTATCTACTACAGGCGTTCCAGTCGCTGTCGTTCCATTGGTTGTAAGGTAGAAATGTTTGACAGTGTAACCATAATCAACGAGCTCCTCGTCGCTATCGAAGACATCACCTTTCTCATCACTGTATTCAAATAGTTCTGCTTTGAGTTTGTATACATAACCTTTACCTAACTGATAGAATGGTTCTTCGTGTTCTACGAATTTTATTTCAAAATAATTACTTGTTAACGGAAGGTATATCAGATCTCCTTCTTGTGGTCTCTCAGGTGCTTGATAATCTTTATCAAGTAAAAGGAATTGTGATATAAGATCCGAGAATCTTTGCTGAGATATAACCATAGTTATTTCATCAGTCTGTGCTACACCAAACTTTGTTAGTAGATCTCCACCACCTTGGAATCCATCAAAGTTCTCCATGTATGCTTCTATAATATATGCATCATTAAACTCACCAACCACCTCTTCATTAAAGATGCCATCCTTTATTGCAATTTCTCTAGGACAATAAAGTATATCCATCCCAAACATTTTGAGATGTTCTTCTACTAGGTTTTGTAATAAGAACTGTTCGTTCCTAGTGCCATGTGTAAAATAGGTGGTTCTTGCCATTATCCGATCATGTCTAGAGGTGGTGTCTCATAACGACTTATCATATCTTCTTCTAACTTTTCTACCTTTGCCTTACCTTCTTCATATATGAATTGACCATTCATTGTAATTCCACCTGGCAACTGTGCTCCTTGGAACTTGATTAAGTTTGCACCCCACTGTCTTTGTATAAGTGCAGAAACATATCTCTTTAACCAGATGTCATTATAAACATCAGTAAATTGATTAGGATCAATCGCTCTATAACATTCTAGAACTAGGAAATCATCTTCGTTTACATCAGTTTTAAAATCTAAGTCAAGATATAATCTGTCACCACGCATCTGATATCTAATCTGTTTTTGTCCCTCTAACAGATAGTAGATATCTTCTAATCTTCTATTGACCATCTCGTATGTGAGGATCTCTGTTTGTGTAAGATCCCAAAGATCATTCAATCTCCACTGATATCTAACGTCAAATAAGTTTGTGACATTCTTAGATACAAAATCAAACACCTTGATCACAGTTGTGACGTATGGTGGCATTTTAATAAAATTATTCTGTTCTTTAAATGTAATAGTTTGATTAGATGATGTTCCGTTTGCAACAGTAGTTTCAGTATCTGTTGTCATATCATCTAGCATCAGCTGAGTATACTTAACTTTTAGATGGGTTCTAATGTAACCATCCATATGCCTCTCATTATAAAATTGAACAGCGTCATCTACTAGATCACTTATCTGATCATCCTCTATGTTTATTTCTAGGACTGGTGCACCGTTTTGACGTAATGCATAATCTATAAGTCCTTGTCTGCTATTGGGTGATGCCATGTTAGGTAGGATTGATATTAAATCTAATTCTTACATAGTATGTAGTATTAGATGCTAGATTTACAGCACCTGGCAATGTGTAAGAATTTAAGTTTGTTGAGTTACCGAGAGATTGGTGAACGATAGTTCCAAATGTATTTACAGGAGAGAACTGCCAATCACTAGATGTGTGTTGGTATCCCGCCTTCATTGCGATTGCATCAACATTGATTGTTGGGTTAAACGCAGGAGTGATAGTTTGGATTTCTGGTTGATCAACTAAAGGTGTTGTAAAGTTGACTGCTGCAGAGTATGCACTCTCTAATCCATTGTTATCTCTAAACTTAACTTGAACTGCGTATGCAGTATCAAAGTCTAGTGTTGATACAGGAACTGTAATTGATGTCAAGTTACCAGTATCACCGTTAACAAAGGTTCCAGTTGTATCAAAAACAGTTACGTTATCTGCAACTCTTCTTATTCTCCAGAAACTAGAGAAGTGTGTTGACCCTGCATACTCAACAATAAATGGTGATGTATTAATAACAGGTTGTCTAGAGAATGTTCTGTTTGTATCTGCATCAATAACTGGTGTTACAGTTGCAGGTCCTGATACAAACTCTGACTCATTTACAGTCAGTGTTGCTGCATTAGATGTCAGTGTAGTTGCATTGCTGTTTGTCAATACACAACGGAACTGCTCAGATGGAGTTGTTGGATAAACTGTAGCAGGAGTTGTATATGATGCTGAGTTTGCACCATTTATATTTGTCCATGCTCCTCCACCATTTGTTGATTTCTGCCATTGGTAAGATATGACTCCACTTGTAATAGATGCAACGATAGTAAATGTTGCAGTATTACCTTCAATAACACCTTGGTTTTGTGGTTGAGTTTGTATTGATATAACACGTAAGACTGTTAGTTCTCCGTGTGTTGATGTGATGTCTGCTGCCGAACCTACAAGAGATGTAACAACTCTATAACGATCTGCATCATCATTTGCAAACACAAGAGTTGGTGTGGTATATGCTGCATTGGTTGCACTACCTACTGTTGTATAGTTAACACCACCGTCATCAGATCTCTCCCACTGATATGTTACAGTTCCGCTACTAGACTGTGTAACGACTGTAAAGGTTCCTGTTCCTCCTTCGTTTGCAGTAACGTTAGATGGTTGTGATGTAATTGAGAATGTTCTTTGAACTGTAAGAGCAACCGCGTTTGTTGTTGCAGGAGTTGCAGCTCCTACTGCACTGATAACACAACGATATTGATCAGCATTATCATCTGCATAAGTTGTAAGTCCTGTTGTATAAGATGCTGAGGTTGCTCCACCAAGTGTTGACCAACTACCTCCACCATTATCAGATTTTTCCCACTGATATGTAACACTAGGTTCATGTGATGATTGACCTTCGGCACCACCGCCACCTCCTCCAGATGGTGTATCAAACTGATCTGTCTCGAATGAAGATGTTGCAGCGTTACCACCAACAGGTGCCATTGTCACACCACCGAGTGTAGTAAATGTAGCAGTCTGTCCTTCATCTACAGTTGCTGCACTTGGTTGAGATGATACAACGACTGTTACAGTTTCTACTTGTAATGTAGCAGCATTAGATGGTGTAGTTGTTGCACCAGATGCTGATAACAAACAACGATATTGGTATTCATCATATGCTTGAGTTAATGTAGGAGTTGTATATGTTGATGTAGTTCCACCAGTTCCTTCTGATACATCAGACCATGTAGATCCGTTAGTGATTGACACTTGCCACTGATATGTAATATCTCCTGCATCATTATCTGATGTAGTAGCAGCGATACCAAACGATGATGTGCCACCAACTGC